CTATGTGTTAAGTATACAGTGTTTATTTAGATTTAGCAAGCTATTTTGAAACAATTGCAGCCAGTGGTTGTCCACCTCTCAAGCTGATGATTTTTCCCGGACGAGTCAATTCAATCCAACTTAAATTTCCAAGGCCAGTGTGGTTATATGCAATATCAAACCCAACTTGTTCTGCAAAATTTGCAACATGTGATCGTGGAGTGTAGCACATGAATTTAGATTCAAACAATGCCACACCGTGTCCTCGGTCACAATCGTTAAATGTCATAATAAATACGCCGCCGGGGCGTAATTTATTATAAATTTCTCTGAGATATCGTTGTAATACTTCAAATGGTTTATAATTGAAGAAATTGTAAGCAAACACAAATCCAAATTGGTTGTTGGGCAATGCACCCAATATCTCTGCGTCTGTTTCTGTAACTACATAGGGACGCAATCTACGTTGATACACTTCATTAAATCTACCGGTGCTTGGAGTAATAAGATCCATGTCATGATCAACAATGTACAATGGATCAAGTGGTACCATTTCCTGGATGAAGTCTTCGTTGCCAGGTCTTATAATCATGCCGGGCACACGCCAATCTGTAAGACCGCGTATTCGTGCAAGTAATCGGTCTTTGCTATGGTCATCCATGCCCATTCGCCGATTGAGAATATATTCGCTAGTCTCCCACACCATATCTTGTTCATACAATCGTGTGCTCTCGGCCATATACTCAGGCTCATGCTGTTGGATCATCGCATCCAGTTCATCACGTAGATTTTGCAACACCTGTCCTAGGTTGTTGACAGCTGCATTTGCTGCCGCAAACTTTTCTTGAATTTGTTCTGTATAGTTTCCCACTTGTAAATCGCTGTTGACAACTGTGGATTGCATGGCATCTAATTCATGCATGGCTCGATGCCGTGTGGCGTCCAGATTGATAGTATCAAGGTGATTACGATACCGGACAATATTGCTAAGTTTCATGCAAATGTAAACAAACTGGTAAATGTGTTTTCTGTGTTGGTGGCGGCGGCCAAATCCCATTCTAACACGCCCAACAAGTTGTCAATCTTTTGATCCACAACTGTTGCCTCCATTGTGCCATCGTCAAATGGCAACTCTTTAAACCACTGTGGCAAGTGCATCTCGTCAGTGGGATATCCAATACTGGTCCATCCCAATGGATTTGGCTTCAACCTACACACAATGGTCTTCATACCATCAACAACTGCCATTGAATAATTGTCTGAATTCATTTTACGCAAGTTATTCCAGTTGATAGCGGCTCGCACATGCCCGGGCATGTTGGCTTTGCCAAGCCGTTCTTCTTCTTTGCGATACTTGGTCAAGTTGTTCACACGCTTGGGACTGCCTTTTTCCCAACCCGGGCAATCCTTAAACTCATATTTAAATTTACGAATACGTTCTATAATGTTTTCTCGATCTGCCCCGTGCAATGTACTATTTAGAATTTCTAACAAGAAGTCTTGAATAACTTTTGGGGTATCACTACGCTTTAGATCCAGTCCCATGGCCTTGGTCTTGCCCTTCTTGCCTTGTACATCCAGCCGTTTGCCTTCCAAGTCAATGATGTTTACAGCATAGCGTTTCTTTGTGATAAACAATCCGCGATCTGCTACCAGTTCTCGACCTGCCGCAATCAACGAACCCATCTCTCTTGGGCAGTGAAATGCCTGTTCCATAAAGCCAGGAAAACTATCATTAACTTGTTCAGCAATTGAGTCATATAGTGCAATGGCAGTTTCTTTGTTCCACTCCATGCGACCTTCTGCCACTTCCTTCTTCAGCACTGGCCAGGCAGTAAAGTAGCAGGAGTCTGTGTCGCCATAGATGATAGCTTCGCCTGTGTGATCATATGTGCCTGTGATACACTCATTGATGTGTGCATCCATGTGACGAGCAATAGCACGACCAGTCAAGGTAGTTGACTGACCAATCCTGTGGTCAAAGAACCTGCAACCTGAATTCAAAATAGCACCATACAACGAATTCAAGTTAATCTTCTTGACCAGTTGTCGCTTGTCCCAGAATGCTTCTTCTTTTTTGTCCTTGGCCTCTTTTTTCTTGGCCTGTAGTTCTTTGCGTTCTGAATACCAACGTTCCAGCAAGCCCGGGATGATACCCTTCTTCTCATATGTAAGGATGGTACCATTTGCACTCATGATCCAGGGCTGATTGCTATCAAACATAATGGTCCAAATCTCTGCTGCCGAGTGTGTGCTTTCTGTGCCATCTTGCCAGTCAATGGTGATCTCTGTGCCACGTTGTTGTTCCATTACCGCAGTGTATTCTAAACTGCCAAACAAGCCCTCCCATGCAGCCGCAAAACTTGCACCCTTGGCAATCTTTTCTTTAATGTAGTGATCAGTCATGATGGGTCGCAGTTGTCCTACCACTGTTTCTGGTCCCATGTTCATGGCACGAATAGCCGAAGGATACAGACTGTTAATGTCAACTGATCCAATCCAATCATGCAAGCCCTTTTTAGGATATGCAACATACGCACCCGCGGCCTGTGTGTCATCATCTGTGAGTCGTTGCTTGCGATTGGGCACAACCATGCCACGTTCGTGTGCTTCATTGATAATGGCCTGTTCAGTCACTGCCACAGCACCCATTGTGGTTTGTAGCAAAACAGTATTGGCATGTGCCAGTTCACTTGCTAGAGCCAAGAACTGTAGTTTACGATCCAGTTTGTGTAATAGCAAGGTATCTTGTCTGTTGTATTCAATAAACTTTTTAAAGTGTTGATTGTACAACTGATCCAGTGTGCCTTCAAACTGTGTCTTGCGCTCATTGAGTTCATATTCACCAATGGCATCTAAACTATAACTATGACGTTCTTCGTATGTGTACTTGCGATACAGTTGCATATAATCCATATGCACACGACCAACCAAGTCATATGTTTGATTCTCACTGCCAAAGCGTTCGAACATGCGCATCTTGGGCAGTTGTCCCCATAAGCAGAACTTGCGTGTGTCGTCTTTGCTCAGCACACGAGTGCAACGATTCACAGTATACGGAATATCGTAGCCTTCTGAGTTCCATCCTGACAACACATCTGCATCTTCAATCAAGTCTAGGAATGTTTTGATCATGTCCTCTTCTCGTTCAAACAGCAGTGTGTTTTCAAAGTCCTTCACTAGTTCTTGTGCAGTCTCCCACGTCAACCCTTTGGGAGGAACTGCCAGTGTGATCAATTGATCCAACCAGTTTAGGTAGACTGAGATTGCAGTGATGGGATTAAATGGATCACTCACTGGCGAAAAACCTCGCTCTTTGTCAAAGTCTACCTCAATGTCGAAAAATGCAACATTGAGTTCTGGGGCGTCTTGGTCTTTGTAGTTTTCTTCTAGACAACGAAAGATTGGGTTGATATCACTCTCATACAATTGCTTGCTGGAGTGCATTTTGACTTCCTTGCGGAACTCTTTGTTGTTGCGGGTACTGAAACGACTAACAGGTGTGCCGTAGATGCTTTGGAACTTGCCTCGGGCATCGTCATAGTAGAAGATGTAGTTGGCAGGATACTCTTGGTATTTCCTCACGCCATCTCGGCGTTCTACCACATGAATGCGATCGTGTTCACGATCATAAAGTGCGTCAATATAACTCATAGTCTCCGTTTGTGGCCGGTAAGCCGTGATTCATGCTCGTAACGTGAGCGACTCGCTGTTGAGACAGATATTTATAGAGTTTTGCCAACGGTTTCTAAAATTGTTTCTAGTGTTTCGTGGTCTTGTTTCTCTTGACCAAAGCTGGCTTTGTGTGCTAACTTGACTGCTTTTTTAAGAATAGCAGGTTTGACTTCAAGTTCTTCTGCAACAGCTTTGATGGTGTCATTGAGACCACCTTGTAATGTATCAATTTCATGCATGACTTGCATGCCCTCATTGATAATTTGCACGAGTTTGATCTTTTGATCGCCATTGAAAGTTTTGGGTTGTGACATAAAATACTCCTTGTTTTCTATTGTATACTTGTTCTAGAGCAAAGTCAAATAATGTTTGGTTCAATATAGCCAAATAAATATTTGTATGCCAAAATTCCACGTTGAGATCAACAATGAGGTTGATTTCTACATCAACCTTTACGACACAGAACTTGCTGAACGATTTTATCAAGCCCATGCTGATGTAAAAAGAGACCATCCAGACTGGGCACAGGCTCGACTACAAGACTACAATCGATTCAACATTACCTACTTTAAAGA